AACGGATATCTTTCACAACTAGCCGGGTATGAAGAAGCAAACAAAACAGAGAAAGGTGGTTTCTTAGTTATGAATAAAGAAACAGGGGAACTAACAGTTTTTATCCCGGATGATTTAGACAAGCCTAATATTAAGTATCAGATAAAAGAAGTTAAAAAAGCTATGCTTAGAAAAACTCCTCCTGCTTTTTGCTATCCTGCAGTTCCAGAAGGAGCAGCCGGTAATATGAAACTACATAGAAACTGCACATATTGTCCGCATAAGTTTGAGTGTCATAAAGATGCTAATGATGGTCAAGGTCTTAGGACCTTTCAATATGCAAAAGGTAGAGTATATTTAACAAAGGTCGTTAAGCAACCAAATGTAGAGGAACTTTTATGAACAGTAAGGTAGCTAAACAATATAGAAAGAAAGCTAAGTTACTAACAGTTGAATGGATTAAATCTGTAATACCCGAAGAAGAAGCAAAAAAAGTAACTGTAGAAAACTTTCAAGATTATATGCCGGACCAGAAATATGTTTATGCAAATAAAAAGTTTATACTATCTGCCTTCTCGGAACGATGGTTTTATCAACAACTTAAAAAGTTAAACAAAGATTTAAACTTAATTACTTTAAAGGATTTTAAAAATAATGAACTATAAATTTAACGAAAAAAATACAATAGAACAAATAGAAAGATACATAGATAGTACATATGAAAGACATTATGGTTATGGAAAGTATCAAGCAACAGATATGATTATAGATGCCGGATATGGAGAAGCTTTTTGTATAGGAAACATAATGAAATATGCAATGAGGTATGGTAAAAAACCTGATGCTGTAACAGGGAAATATAAAAATCAAGGAGACTTATTAAAGATTATACATTATGCTATCATAGCAATTCATTTATGGGAACAAGAACAAGGGAGTAATAATGATTGAAGATAAAGTAGGAGTTAAACCTTATCTAGGTATTAACATTAATTATAACAAAGAAAAGAAACTAGATAAGTTTAGTTTAGATACATTAAAAGATAGATATCTTTATCACGAAGAAGGAGAAACACATGCACAAGAAGCATTTGCGAGGGCTGCAGTCTTTGCTGCAACATTTAAAGGACATACAGATTTTGAACTTGCTCAAAGGCTTTATAGTTACTCTTCCGACCTATGGTTCATGTTTAGCACTCCTATTCTTAGCAATGGGGGAACCAATAGGGGTTTACCTATTAGCTGTTTTCTCAATTACGTACCTGATAGTCGCGATGGTTTATCTTCTCACTATGATGAAAATATTTGGCTCGCAAGTACAGGTGGAGGCATTGGTGGATATTGGGGAGATATTAGAAGTAATGGTATCGCTACTGCTAACAATAGTCGTTCTACTGGTTCAATACCATTTATGAAAGTAGTGGATTCTCAGATGTTAGCCTTTAATCAAGGCATAACACGTAGAGGGTCCTATGCTGCATACATGGATATAGACCACCCGGAAGTTGAAGAGTTTATAAATATACGTAAAGAATCCGGTGGAGATATCAACAGGAAATGTTTGAACCTACATAATGGAATTAATCTGACAAATGAGTTTTTACAGGCCATCAAGAATGATGATGATTGGAGACTGATAGACCCGAAAACAAAAGAAGCAGTTAAGATAGTTAGTGCAAGAGAACTGTGGTGGCAGATACTTAATGCTAGGGCCGAGACCGGTGAACCTTACATGATTAATATTGATAACTGTAATGATGCTTTACCTAAGTCACAAAAAGATTTAGGTTTAGAAATTAAACAAAGTAATCTCTGTTCTGAAATAACTCTACCTACAAATGAAGAAAGGACCGCAGTGTGTTGTTTATCTTCAGTTAATTTAGAACATTTTGATAGATGGTCCCAAGAAGAATTATTTATTGAAGATTTGATTACCATGTTAGACAATGTTTTGCAACATTTTATTGACAATGCTATTGACACATCTGAAATTGGGGAGTATAATGCTAATTACAAACGCTTTTCTAATCATGTCAAACAGGATAAAAAATCATTTACAAAAGCTGCGTATTCAGCTTATCGAGAGCGAAGCATTGGATTGGGTGCGATGGGGTTTCATGCCTATCTACAGCGTAAAGGACTCCCTTTCGAGGGCATATTTGCAACTGGCTTCAACTATAAAGCCTTCCAACATATCAAAGAAAAATCTTTGGATGCTACTAAAAAACTTGCCGAGGTACGTGGCGAAGCTCCTGATGTACATGGTAGTGGTCATAGGAACGCTCATCTTTTGGCTATTGCTCCTAATGCCAGTAGTAGTATTATATGTGGTGGTACTTCCCCTAGTATTGAACCATATCGTGCTAACGTATACACACACAAAACTTTATCAGGCTCGTACCAAGTTAAGAACAAAAATCTTGAAAGCCTTCTCAGAAAAAAAGGATTAAAAGGAGAGGACCTTGAAAAGGTCTGGAAAGAGATAGCTGCTAACGAAGGTTCAGTACAACAGTTAGACATCTTAGACGAAAAAGAAAAAGAATTATATAAAACTGCAAATGAGATTAACCAAATTTGGATAGTCGAACATGCATACAAAAGACAAGAGTTCGTTTGTCAAAGTCAAAGCGTAAATTTGTTTTTTGTTTTTCCAAAAGCAACTGAACCTCAAGAAATACATGACGAGTATTTACAGTATGTCAATGATGTGCATTGGTATGCTATGCATACTTTGAAGTCGTTGTATTACTTTAGGTCCGATGCTGCTAGAACTGCCGAGAATGTTAATATAAAAATACCTCGAATTAGATTAGAGGAAGTGGACTGTATTGCCTGTGAAGGATAAAGATAGAAAATTTAGTGAGTTTAGAAGAAGGATGTGGCTCGATTATAGTGACGAGCAATCTTCTTTTGGGTCCATTACTTTAGCAGAAGAAGAATACTATAAGAAATACAACAAATGGTTACTGGCCCAATACGCTAGTTATCTTAACGGAGAATAAATGAGTATATTAGGAACAAGAGAATATTATAAACCCTTTGAATATCCTTGGATGTTTGATTACTATGTTTTACAAAATCAAATGCATTGGATGCCGGAGTCTGTGCCTTTACACAATGATGTAAAAGATTGGCAAGATTTAACCCCGGTTGAAAAAAATCTATTAACACAAATATTTAGATTGTTTACGCAATCAGATGTAGATGTTGGTTCAGGATATATCGATAAGTATATGAGAATATTCAAGAAACCAGAAGCTAGAATGATGATGTGTTCTTTTGCAAACATGGAATCTATACATCAACATGCTTACAGTTTACTGTTAGATACAGTAGGGATGCCAGAAATAGAATATAAAGCTTTTGCAGAGTATGAAGAAATGTCTGATAAACATGACTATGTTGGAGACTTTAAACCTACATTAAGAGATAAGAAAAGTATTGCTAAGACTTTAGCAGTTTATTCAGCTTTTACTGAAGGCTTACAACTGTTCAGTAGTTTTGCAATATTATTAAATTTCCCAAGGTTCGGTAGAATGAAAGGTATGGGTCAGATTGTAACTTATTCTATCCGGGATGAATCTATGCATGTAGAAGCTATGACGAAATTGTTTCGTGAGTTTATACAAGAAAACTTAGATATATGGACTGATGAATTTAAAAAAGAAATTTATGAAATCTGTAGAAAGATGGTAGCTCTAGAAGATAAATTCCTAGACCTAGTGTTTGATATGGGTAACATTGAGGGCCTAACCAAGAAAGATATGTATGCATACAATCGCTACATTGCAGATAGAAGGTTACTACAGCTAGGCCTAAAAACGAACTTTGGACAGAAAGACAATCCTTTGGGGTGGATAGATGAAGTTATGGGAGTTGAACATCAAAACTTCTTTGAAGGCAGAGCTACTTCTTACATGAAAGCCGGACTAAGAGGAAAACAAGACGTTGTACAATTTAACGAAATAAAACATGAAGAAGAACAAAAGAGCGAAGGAAGCCAATATAATTAGTTGGAAACTTTGTATAGACTCTGAAAATAAATTGGTTACCGAACTTAGTGCATTCCCTGAAGAACATATAGATATCTTTCATAAAGAAGATAGACTCGTAATTCTCAAAGCATTACAAGAAGCACGTACTGTTTTAGAACCTCTACATAGAAATATAGAGACTGAACTTGATGCAGTATTTTAATTAGCTAAAGGATTAGAATTACTATCCTCTAGTTTAGCTACATCTTTTTCTAATTCTCTAACTGCTACTGAAAGCCCTTCAAGCTGAGACTGTAATATATTAATAGATTCTAATTTAGATATAATACCTGTATTTTCAGCATCTAAACTTTTATTAATATATGCAATAGAAGTATCAAGAGCTTCAAATCTCTTTTCAATCTCACCAAGACCATCATCTGTCTCTTGGGTCTTTTCTATTTTACTTTCTAGATTCTCTAATCTATTTACATACGTAGCCCCGGTGTAGCCAAACCCTGCGAGGGTCCCTACTATACTTACTAACGCTATGAGTTGTGTAGTTTTATTTTCAAACCATTCCATTATCTTCTCCGTTTTTTGTTATGTTTTCTCCAAACTTTTTCTATTTCTTTTGTTAATTCTTCTGGTGTTACTGCTGCCTGTTTTGGTGTTTTGTTTTTAGCCATATAATTTATAAAGGTGGTTGCATATTAATCATGTCTCCCAATTTATTTAAACTAGAGTTAGCTAAACCATAAAAGGCTTGCGTATTATCATCGATTGAAGCACTAGCATAAATAACCCGAGATTCATACCATGTTTCCTGTTGAGGAATCTGTACCTGTCTATAAGCATCAAAGCCTACGACATAGCCTAAGTAAGCAACTAATGTAGACTCATCACCATACTGTCCACTTTCCGATTGCTCTACTTCAGCTTGCTCTTGTTGTTCTTGGATGTTTTGAGCAACAATCTGCTCGGCAATTTGGTCAGCTTCACTAGCTGTCATAACTCCTGATATTGCAGTATCTATCTCTCCCTGCATATCTTGGACCTGTACATCGGTCATCATTACTTGGGGAGAATCATCTACAGTAGGCATAGGGGTAATACTAAAAGTTGTAGAACTCCCGGACTCTCCTCCACTCATAGATAACACTTGATTCGTTTGTGTAGTAGCAGAGTTAAATTGTTCAGAAACACTAGGAGAATTAGAAGTACTCATTCCTCCTCCAGAACCCCCTCCAGAAGCTCCATAACTCCCCGTAGAGCCACTTGAACTACTAGACCCACTTCCTGCGTAGGATGAGCCACTAACGCTGTTAGATGTGCTATATGTATTTAAACTATTTGAAGCAGCTCTAAGGGTTCCTGCTACAACAGACAGGGCCGATACTCTAACAGAGCTTCGTCTTTCATCTGCAGGTTTACTTTCATCTTCTTCTGCAAATAATTCTTCAGCTACTATTTCTCTTTCTTCGTGGATTTCTTCTTCACGACTTTCTTCTGTTTCGGCAAGAAGTTCTTCACGACTTTCTGTAATCTCGATGATTTCATCAGCTTCTGCCAACTGTTCCATTTCTTCTTCAAACCATTCTTCAAGTTCTTCCAAACTTTCAAAAGGTTCTTCTTCATGTTCTGCATGTCTTTCTTCATGTATTCTTATCTCTTCTCTAATTATTGTTTCAAATTCGTATAGGTCTATAAGTTCTTCAACATCAAAAATCTCTACGAATTCATGTCTTGGTTCAAAACTAAGCGGTTCTACATAAACCTCTTCGTGTATTTCTATGATAGGGTCAATATCTACATATTCATCGTGATGTAAAGGTTCCCACTCTATCATTCCATCTTCGTTAAACTGAACATCATCACCAAACCACTCATCTACACGCTCTTGACCAAACTCTTCAACGTCTATTGCATACCATTCTTCATCTGTTAATTCTATTCCTATGAATAGGTCCTCTTCATAATGCTCTCCTCCAGTATGATGAGGTTCCTCTTCGTAACCATAATCTACGTTACTATCGTCAAAAAAAGCTACCGAGTCTCGTTGACGATATCCGGCACAAAACGGAGCATACTGTGGGTCTTCTCGGCATTGTTGGTCGTCATAAGCTTCCCAATATAATGGACAAGCCATATCATATAGAGCATCTAAATCACATTGTTGATTTAGATAAGCTGCTGCATATCCAGAACAACTAGAATCATTCAATGGGTCGCTACAATCAATAGCATTACCTGAACCTACACCATATAAACTACCACCATTTTCTAGCAATGTATTACTTGACGAGTTATTCCAATCTACATTAACACATGTACCTGATACGTTTGTTGTACCTGTATTACATTCATCATAAAAAAGGTCTCCCTC